GAGCAGCTGAACTGGCTCATGCAGGAGAACGGCAGCGACATCACCCGGGAGAAAAACGCAGCCGCAGCCCTGCAGACCCAGCTGAACAGCGCACAGGCGCAGCTCAAGACCGCACAGGACGGCCTGAAGGCCTTTGACGGCGTGGACGTTGCCGGGCTGCAGGCGCAGGTGACCAAGCTGAAGGCGGATATGCAGGCGCAGGCCGATGGCTTTGCCTTTGACAACGCCCTGAACACCGCCATCCTCGGCAAGAAGGGCCGCAGCGTGGATGCAGTGCGCGCTTTGCTGGATCTGGATGCCCTGAAGGGCTCTAAAGACCGCACCACCGACATCAACAAGGCGCTGGAGGACGCAGTCAAGGCGAACCCATGGGCGTTCGGCGACACACAGTCTGCCGGGTATCCCAATGTTAAAGATGGCGGAGACCCTCGTCACAATCCTACCGGTTCCACCCGTGAGCAGTTTGCAAATTGGGCGGAGCAGATGCTTCACTAAGAAAGGAGATTTTTCACATGGCAACCATTGATATGAACCGCACGACCAGCATTTCCCTGCCCGGCGCTGTTTCCAGCGAGATCTGGCAGAAGACTCAGGAGGGCTCGGCCGTTATGCGGCTGGCGCGCAAAATCGAGCTCCCCGGTCTGGGCGTGACCATTCCTGTCATCACCGGTGACCCGGAGGCTGGCTGGGTCGGCGAGACCGAAAAGAAGCCCGTCAAGCGCGGCACGCTGGCCACCAAGCAGATGACCCCGTACACGCTGGCCGTCATCGTTCCGTTTTCCAATCAGTTCAAGCGCGATCTGCCCAATCTGTACGATGCGCTGATCCAGCGCCTGCCTTTGGCACTGGGCAAGAAGTTCGATCAGACCGTATTCGGCGGGGCAACTGTGCCGGGTTCCAACTTCGACACCCTGAAGGGCTGCACTGCGCAGGAGATCGGCACCGATGCATACGGCGGCCTCGTTGCTGCACAGGCAGACATTGCCGCCCATGACGGCATTCTGAACGGCTGGGTCCTTTCTCCCAAGGCGCAGTCTACCCTTCTGACCGCGGTGGACGGCAACAAGCGCCCGCTGTTTATCAACAATGTGGCCGAGGGCGCTGTGCCCATGATTCTTGGTGCAAGCGCTATGCAGAGCAAGGGCGCATACGTTGCCGACGCCACGACTGCCAAGAAGCACGTTGTCGGCTTTGCCGGTGACTGGACGCAGGCTGTGTACGGCACTGTGGAGGGCGTTCAGATCGCAATCTCCGATCAGGCTACTCTGACCGATGGCAGCACCACCATCAACCTGTTTGAGCAGAATATGTTTGCCGTGCGTGCTGAAATCGAGGTCGGCTTCCGCTGCGACACCACCGTGTTCAACAAGCTGACCAACACTGCCACCTGATGAGGTGCCGCCATGAGCTACGCAGAACTGCAGGACGTGGAGGCAGGCTTCCGCGTCCTGTCGGATGAGGAGCGCGGCCGCTGCACCGCCCTGCTGAGCGAGGCGGCGCTTATCATCGACACCTACAACGCAGATGCCGACGCTGACCGCAAGCGGCTGGTATCCTGCCGGATGGTGCGCCGTCAGTTGGGCGAGGACGACAGCGGGGACGCTGTCACCTTCCCCATGGGCGCAACGCAGGGAACTGCCACGGCGCTGGGCTACAGCCAGAGCTGGACCATGAGCGGCGGCTCTACCGGTGAGCTGTACCTTTCCAAGCTGGAAAAAAAGCTGCTGGGCGTGGGCAGTAGGCTGGGCGCACACAGCCCGCTGGAGGACTTATGCTGAAGGGTATCGACATCATCCTGTACGAAAAGACCAAGACCGGCGAGGACGGCTTCCACGATCCCATCTACGAAGAAAGCCCTGTCACCGTGCACAATGTGCTGGTGGGGCAGCCCACTGCCGAGGAGATCACCACCGAATTGCAGCTGACCGGGCGGCGCATCGCCTATACGCTGGCAATCCCCAAGGGCGATACCCACAACTGGGACAACGTCCGGGTGGCGTTTTTCGGGCAGACCTTCCGCACCTGCGGCGGGGCTGTGCAAGGTATCGAAGCCATGATCCCGCTGCGCTGGAATAAGAAAGTGCAGGTGGAACGCTATGAGTAAGGTGACCATCAAGCTGAACCGCAAGGGCGTGCGTCAGCTGCTGCAAAGCCCAGAGATGGAGAACGCCCTGACCGGCATCGCCTTTGCGGCGCAAAACCGCCTTGGCGAGGGCTACAAGGCCAGCTACTACAAAGCCAGCACCCGCGTGGTGGCCAAGGTGAGCGCCGAAAGCCCCGCCGCCCGCAAAGAGAACGCCGACACCAACTCTATTCTGAAGGCGCTGAAGTGATATGATCGAAGAAACCATCCAGAACTATCTGCGTGAAAACGCTTTCCCCTGTTATCTGTCCGTGCCGGAGAAGCCCTCCGGCAATTTTTGTGTGCTGGAAAAGACCGGCTCCAGCTACGAGGACGGCATCTTTACCGCTACGCTGGCGGTGCAGTCCTACGGCAGCAGCGACTATGCTGCCGCGCAACTGAGCCACCGTGTGGTGCAGACCATGCTGGACGCAGACACCCTGCCGGAGATCATCTCCTGCACACTGAACACCGACTATAATTTCCCGGACACCACCCGCAAGCTGCCCCGGTATCAGGCGGTTTTTGAGGTGGTGCATTACTGACGAAAGGAGCATTTTTCTATGAATGCAAAAAATGTGACTGCAGCAAAGCCCAAGGTCGGCGGTGCCATCTGGTGCGCGCCGCTGGGCACGGCTCTTCCCACGGACGCCAAGAGCGATCTGGACCCGGCATTCAAGTCTCTGGGTTATATCTCCAAGGACGGCCTGACCAACTCTAACTCTCCCTCTAACGAAAATACCGCCGCATGGGGCGGCGACACGGTGCTGAGCCTGATGACCGAGCGCCCGGATACCTTCCAGTGCACGCTGATCGAGGCTATGAGCGTGGAGGTGCTGAAGACCGTATACGGCGCCGACAACGTCACCGGCACGCTGGAGACTGGCATCACCGTCAAGGCCAGCGCCGACGATCTGCCCTTCTATGCTTACGTTGTGGAGATGGTTCTGAAGAACAATGTGAAAAAGCGCGTAGTCATCCCCTGCGGCACTGTGACCTCTGTGGGTGATATCACCTATGCAGACGGCACTGCCGTTGGTTACCAGACCACCATCACCGCGATTGCCGACACGGATGGCAAGACGCACTACGAGTATATGCAGAGTGCTGGCAAGTAAGGAGGACTATCATGATCACTGCAAAGACCGAATCCGGCTTTTCCATTGAGTTGGAAGAGAGCGCACTGGACAACATGGAGGTGCTGGACGCACTGTCTGATCTGGACGAGGGCAACCCGCTGGCCATGTCCCGGCTGGTCGTAAAGCTGCTGGGCAAGGACGGCAAAAAGCGCCTGTACGACCATCTGCGTACCGAGGACGGCCGCGTGCCTGCGTCTGCCGTTGAGAGCGCCATCATGGAGCTGTTCCAGTCCATCAACGCCGGAAAAAACTCTGCATATCCTCAAGCAAAAAGCAGAAAGCTCCACAGAGCAGAAAGGATTTAACCATGTCTAAGTATCACATCTCTACCGCAACCATCGCCCGCACCGCTGTCCTGCTGCTGGCACTGACCAATCAGGTGTTGAGCGCTCTGGGCAAGCCCGTGCTGCCTATCGAGAGCGCCACCGTGGAGCAGTTGGTCACGGCGGGCATTACCACCGTGGCCGCGTTGATCTCGTGGTGGAAGAATAACTCTTTCACCCCGGCGGCCATTGCTGCGGATCAGTATCTGGAACGGCAGCGGAAAAACGTATACTAATGTTTTCGTGACGTTGCGAAAACATAACCATTTTCGTTGCGCCACGAAAATGGTTACATAGCAAAGCCCCGGGGAACCTTAATGGATCCCCGGGGCTTTTTGTTATTTGTCGCACCAGCTGCCAGATGCAGAGAAAACAGGGTGCATCAGAGGGTGCAACTGTCACAGGCTTTTACAGTCTGTGGCGTTTTAGATTTTTCTGACAAAAGGAAAATCCCCCGCAGTTTTCACGAAACTACGAGGGATTTTCTTGGCGGAGTAGGAGGGATTTGAACCCTCGCGCCGTTGTTTAGACGACCTACGCCCTTAGCAGGGGCGCCTCTTCGGCCTCTTGAGTACTACTCCAGAGCAAAGTGCGTTACACTTATTCAAAAAAATGGCGGAGAGAGTGGGATTCGAACCCACGGTACGTTGCCGTACGGCAGTTTTCAAGACTGCTTCCTTAAACCACTCGGACATCTCTCCT